CCCACTATAGTTCAGTTCAGAAGAGGAACTTCGAGTCAGCTTAATGGTTTCACCGGCGCCGACGGAGAATTGGTATTCGATACAACTTTAAAAACTCTTAGATTACAAGATGGTAATACGTCTGGTGGTATTGAATTACTAAGAAAAGATCTAAATAATTTAGTTAACACAGTCACAACGGTTACGAACTCTGCCACCACCTTAGATACTTGGTCTACATCAGTATATAGATCAGCTAACTATACAGTCACAATCACAGATAACATAAACTCACAATATGAAACATGTGAAGTAAGCGTCATTCATAACGGAACCTTGCCTTTCATTTCAGTAGCTAATAAAAATTATACTGGCGCCAGCAGTAGAATTTCCTTTACAGCAACAATTGCTGGAGGGACATTAACCTTACAAGGAATAGGAGTTAGTACTAATAACACTGTAAAGTTTATTAAGTACGCTATTCCGGTATAAAATGCCACGCTTATCACTTTATCGTCCAGAAAAGGGTCATGATTTCCGCTTTTTAGATCGTGTAATTAACGAACAATTTCAAGTAGGCGGAACAGATGTTTTTGTACACAAATATGTAGGGCCAATAGATCCATTAGAAGGAGAAAGCAGTCCTGCTGTACCTAATAATACTAATGCTATTCCGGAATTAGGTATTCAAGATCTTATTTTCATGGAAAATAGAGATAGAAAATACGAGACAGACGTCTATGTCATGCGCGGTATATACACAATGCAGGACATAGACTTTAATCTAAGTCAATTTGGGCTATTTCTTCAAAATGATACCATACTCATACATTTTCATCTAAAAGATTGTGTGGATAAGATTCAAAGAAAATTAATGGCCGGAGACGTAATAGAGTTACCTCATTTAAAAGACGAATATGCTTTAGATGATAGTCTAGTTGCCCTAAGACGATTTTATGTTATACAAGACGTTACCAGACCAACTATTGGATTTAGTCAAACATGGTATCCCCACTTGATTAGATGTAAATGTGTACCTCTTGTAGACAGTCAAGAATTTAAACAAATTTTAGATGGTGATAGCGGAGCAGGTGATGGCAGTAGCTTGCGAGATTTGTTAAGCGAATACAGAAAAAGTATAGAAATTAATGATCAGGTAATAGCGCAAGCAGATTTAGATGCTCCGTTAAGTGGTTATGACGTTAGTAGTTATTATGTTATTCCTACTACACCGGACACAGGATTAGTTGATGTAGCAGAGGGTAGCCAGACTGACATGGACGCAAGTATAGAACAGGCCATACAGGACGCTAGTGTTGTGTTACATACTGCTAGAGAAAATATATATGTTAAAGCGGGTTATTTAACGGGTGATGGCTTGCCTACTAACGGTAGTACCTATGGCTTCGGTATATCATTCCCTACTCCTGCTATACAAGGACAGTTTTTCCTACGCACTGATTATCTTCCTAACAGATTGTTTAGATTTGATGGTTCTCGTTGGATCAAATATGAAGATAATGTTAGAATGACCTTAAACAATTTTGGAAATCAAGATGTTGAAGGTGGTACGTTCGCTGGTGCTGCTGTAAGACAAACACAAAAATCTAGTTTTATTAACAATAATAACACTTCAACTATTGCAGGTGAAGTTGTTCAAGAACGTCAAGCCTTAAGCAAGGCGCTAAAACCGAGGGCAGATAACTAATGGATTATTTTTATGACGGCCAGGTAAAACGTTATCTTGCTCAATTCATGCGTATAATGAGTAACTTTAGTTACAAAGATGCCGCGGGTAAACTAGTCCGTGTTCCTGTAAGATATGGTGATATGAATAGGCAAGTGGCGCAAATCTTAAGAAAGAACACTGAAAATACCATCCCCAGTGCTCCCTTCATTGCCTGTTACATTAAAGATTTACAATATGACAGAGCAAGAGTTCAAGACCCTAGTTTTGTAGGTAAAATACATATTAGAGAAAGAGCCTTTGATGAAGAAACAGGTGAATATAAAATAAACCAACAGGGTTCTAATTATACTGTTGAACGATTAATGCCAGTTCCTTATCTAGCTGATTTTAGTGCAGACATATGGACTACCAACACTGATCAAAAACTGCAACTATGGGAACAATTAGCGGTGTTGTTCAACCCAAGTTTAGAATTACAGACTACAGATAATTACATAGATTGGACTAGCCTAAGTACATTGACTATAAAAAGTCAAACGTTTACTAGCAGAAGTGTTCCCCAGGGGTTAGAACAGGATATAGATATATTAACGATTGTGTTCGAAACTCCTATTTGGGTCACACCTCCAGTAAAAGTTAAACGTTTAGGTATCATTACAAAAATATTGGCAAATATCTATCCAAATACATCGGGTACTATACAATCAGAATATAGTGATGTAGATGCTGTATTAGCATCATTAGGCACAGATCAAGAAATGGTTGTAGTTACACCTGGTGATTTTGATTTATTAGTTCTTAATAATACCGCTACATTAGTTTCTAACAATGCTGCGACTACAAGTTTTGTTGAAATGTCGCTAACAGGAGATCAAAGCAGTTGGTATAGAATATTAGATATGTATCCGGGCTCATTTAGAGCAGGATTAAGTCAATTACGATTAAGCAAAGCAGATGGTAACGAAATAGTAGCTTACATCAGTTTAGATCCGCTTGATGATAAAAAAATGATACTTAACTTCGATATAGATACTATACCGAGTAATTCTATTATTTCTGGTAGAGGTACAGTAGACGCCATTATAAATCCTGAAACTTATAATCCAAGCTCTAAGGTAGCAGGAACAAGATTCTTAATATTAGAAGATATTAATATAAATCCGTCTTTTGGTAGCATAGGTTATGATGGGCCAGATGCTTGGAAAAATGCTGATGGCAGTGACTTTCAAGCACATGCTAATGATATTATTGAATGGGATGGAAGCCAGTGGAATATCTTATTCGATTCAACAACAACCACTACAGTAACTTACATAACTAATGCTTACACAGGAGTTCAATACAAATGGGAAAATGAATCCTGGAGTAAAAGTTTTGAAGGAATTTACGATAAAAGTTTATGGAGGTTAATACTGTAAAAATCGTCTGTAGTGGAGGACTTTTTGTTGCTAAAGATACAAAAAGATTTTTATTATTACTTCGTAACCAAGGTAAGACAGCAGGCACATGGGGGTTAGTCGGTGGTAAAAAAGAACCTTCAGATAATACTCTAATAGAAGGCCTAGATAGAGAAATACAAGAAGAAGTAGGAAAAACTCCTACAATTAAAAAAATAATTCCTTTAGAATTATTCACAAGTAACGATCACTACTTTCAATATAATACCTATATCTTATTAGTCGAACGAGAATTTATTCCTATTTTAAATAATGAACATGTAGGATACTCATGGTGTAATTATGAGTCATGGCCTAAACCTTTACACCAAGGTTTAAAAGTAAGTTTTAATAATAAAATAATAAAAACTAAAATTGAAACAATGTTAGATTTAATTTAACATGTCTGGGCCAAAAGCATAAGTTCCTAAATGCCTAAGTTCCATACTTAGATGAGTATCAATCTTTATCTGGTATCCTGCTTCCATAATCTTTTGACAGAAAATAAAATCTTCACCAAGATGGTCGTTGGTTTCCGGAACAAACTTGAATTCAAACCAAGGTTGGGGTATTTTGTTTAAAATGCTTGTTTTCATAAGTAGACAGCCCATGCCTACTCCTTCTACGGGCATAAGTTTATTTCTAGGTTCGAACGGTAAAGGATTTTGCCAGTCCCATAGTTGTTCATAGGCCACTCCTTGTGGAGGAAATTGCCTCCGAACATAATTACAGGCTACTACATCTTCGTTATGTGCTAACAATCTTTGAGCTGTTGTGGGTGGAAAAACGATGTCACTATCTAACCAAAGACAGTATTCGGCACCTATGTTTATAGCCTCTAAAGCTAGTCTTTCTCGTTGAGTTAATAATACTGTGCTGGTTTCATGAACAACAAATGTTTCAATTCCTAAACTCATGTTAAGTTTAACTAGTTCTACTAGACAATTAGCATGAGCAGTGTGTAATAAATCTCTAGCAGGAGTAAGAACTGCTAATTTACTTTTCTTTAATGACCATTTTGACGAAGCAAATACTGACTTTTTCATGCTCCCGCCATTTCGTCGGCCAGTGTTTCACCTTTCACTACAAGTTCTTGAATTGAATTGATTAAATCTTGTGTTCTTTTGCTTGTTAGAATAAAATCTTCAGGACTAAGCCTACACATAATTTCCATTGTTTCAAAACTTATTCTACCTTTAGTTAATACTTCTAACGCATTAGTTCTTGCTTGGTTTTCTATAAAGTTTTGTGCAACAATTTCATCTTCTTTTGATAATAATTCTATACACTCCTCTTCATCTAATTCAGAGGCCATTTCTAAAAGATATTTTAATTCATTGGCCTCGGCCTCGGGAATTTTCTTCATGCCTTCTAATTCTTTTATTCTGTTTAAAAAATCTAATAAAACTTTAGGATTGCTAGACCTGTCATGCCAAACAATATTTTCTAATTCCCATTTACTTGGCCCAGGTTGTACTGTTTTTAAAATTTTATCTATGTTTAGTTTCATCTTTATCCTATATTAATTAGGTTGGATATCCATACGGAGCATTAGTATTACCGCCAAACACTGCGGAGAATTTAATAGCAGCACCATCTGTATCAGCAGGATCAGCTGGAACAGTTTCATATGGACCTAGTGTAGCACTTAAGCGGATATTAGTTCCTCCTGCCGGAGGATATGAATTTGTAACATATGCCGCATACACCTTACCGAACGCTATCGGTTGTCCTGTATTTGGTATTGCCGGTGATCCCATAATCTATTCCTTGACGGTTATTTATTGATAGTGCTATTAACAATCTGAGAAAGTTGATTAATTTGTTTCTGTTGTTCTTTAATCGCTTCTATCAATAACGGCACTAATTTTTCATACTGGATAGTTTTGTAATTTTCTCCAGAAATACTATTTCCTTCTTCATCTAAGTCAAATGGCGCTGCCTTAACTGCTTCAGGTAGAACTGCTTCAACTTCATCAGCAAATAAACCAACTAGTTTTGTTTCTTTACTATAGCCAAATCCTACTGCTAAATCATTAGGATTATAAAGAATACCAGTTAGACTGTTAACCTTCAATACAGCATCGCTAATGGTTACAACATTTTCTTTTAATCTACGGTCTGAATAGTATGCTGTAATTTCATTTGTGGCCCTAATCTCTCCTGCTGTTCCGGAAGCTGCTGTTCCTACACCTAATGATTCAATTCTAAAAGCACCATTACTTGGTTGGAAAGTGAATTTAGTTGTTGATATCTTAGGCGTTTGTGCGCCTGTACCTGCTGAGAAAATCGGATAAAATGCTGATGCTGTAGATGTATCGTCTGTAGCATTGATAGAGTTAGCAGGTCCTGTTGGGCCTTGAACTCCTTGAGGTCCTTGAGGTCCTTGTGGTCCGGTAACTCCTTGAGGTCCTTGAGGTCCTTGTGGTCCGGTAACTCCTTGAGGCCCTTGTGGTCCAGTTACACCTTGAGGTCCTTGAGGTCCAGTTACTCCCTGTGGTCCCTGTGGTCCAACTGTAGCAGCCCAGGCAAATGCAGTTCCGTTCCATTGAAGATAAGTGTTAGCAGAACTAGGAGCAGTTATGAACCCTGTAACATCTGCTGCGCTTTGATAATCAATTTGGTTAGCTAAACCACCTGCTAAGTTGGCATCAATAGCAC